CACCGTGGTTCCCTGCGTGGTCTGCCGCCATCCCACACTCGTGAACACGGCAGCCGCGACGGACACGGGATCGTCGTTCCAGACGAATACCTTGACCTCCCGCTGCCCGACCGGGATGCCCGCGGGCATTTGGAATTTGAATGTCGCTCGCCCGGCATCGGTCAGCTTCACCGTGGAATACAATCCCTGGTACAGGTTGGTCCCGGCCTGGGTCGATCCCGTGGGAATAAGGGCGACAGGGACTCCATTGATCGTTCCCGCGATCTCCGTTCCGGCTCCGATGGATGTCGCATACATCCCATCAACGGTGCATTCAATGTAGAAAGGGCTGCCATCATCCAGCGTGGTCCTCATATAGGGCTGCATGGTCATGTCCACGACCCTGTCGCCCAGGTCCACGGTCTTGGCGCCGGGCACCACGGACATCTGAGTCCCCGTCCGCTGATACCGCGAGATATCCAGCGATCCATACGCCCCACCGGAAGCCGAATTGGCGGCATTTTGCCACGCCGTTACCACTGCGGCCCATTCCTCGTCCGTCATCCCCGGTGTCCGGCCCTGCCAGTAAACCCCCTGATGAACGGAGCCCGTGAGATCCCATGAGCCCCACACGATGTCCTTCGCCAGGAGAGGATTTATTGCTCCGGCGAACGCCTCGAAATTTTGATCGAAATTCGTGGCAAGCTCCGGGAGCTGCTCCGTGTCCTGATAATAGTCCTGCTCGGGATTGAGCTTCAGGACGCCCTGCCAGGAAAACAGATCGTCCGGATTGACGTTCTCGCTCTGGGTGGCCCGCTCCTGTGAGATTATGACCTCCTCGGAGAATTGGAGCGTCATGGTCTTGCCCACCCGAGCAAACCCATTCGATAAGTCCTCGTCCAGCGTCAGCTCGATCCCCCGTTGAGCCATAGGCAGGCGCACGCACTGGTTGATCGAGTCAATCGCCGCGTCGAATTTCACCCTATTGCCGAGCTTGTCCACCTTGTCGAATGCGATGTCCGCACGGCCTGAACCTGTGAGCGAGTCGGTGAGTATTCCCCTTGAAGTCTGCGCGGCCGGCGCCTCGGTCGCCTTGTCTGCCAGCGACCGGACCGCACTGAAGTATTCCTGGCGCTCGATCTTGCGAGCCAGGACCTGAATCCCAGCCTGTGTGGTTCGCAGAGCGTCAATGGGGATGAGCTGCGTGTCTTTCGCCGAGTAGGTGTAGGGATAGACTACGATGCACGCGATGCTCAGTTTTCCCGTTTGATCCGCGGGCCTCAGAGCGTCATCGCCGGGCTGCCCTGCTATCCGGGCAAACGTGCCGTATCGGTCCACCGCGATCTTGTCCTGGCGACGGAGATAATACTCGAGGTCGAATACCGGGCTCTCATCAGGCCGCGGCCACTGACCACCCACCGTCCTGAAGTCCAGGCAATCCCTGAGCGAATAGGTCGGGTTCGGCGACTTCTCTATCTGGGGGTATAGATCGTATGAATCCGGCCCTACCCAGTCGCCCTCGACGCTGTGCCACCAGAACCGGAACGAACAGTAATAGGTATTGCCCGTCTGGGGCTGTGCGGTCGCCCGGGACCAATCCACCTCCGAGACTGCGTGGGCCAATGCAGCCGAATTCTTCAACAGCGTATAGCCCGAATACTCGGACTGCGATTGACCGGGCGAATTGTTGATCCGGAGGATGGAAACGACGTCCTTGACCGTGCCAGACAAGCCCGTGACGGCCGTCCCGTCGATGACTTTCTTGATCGTGGTCGCACCGGTCACGACTACCTGGTCCTGGCCGTCCAGGGCCCCTTTCACGATCTGTGCGTCCGTGACCTCCACGAGCTGCCGGACCGCTTTCGTCCCGTTGTAGTTGTGCCTGAGCCGGACGTAATACGTCTGGCCGTTGCCCGGTTTTGACCCGCCGAGAGTCGAGTAGTCTATGCTGTTCTGGTTCTGGACGAAATCCACGCCCTTCCGATAGTTCCATTTGGAATCCCAGCAGTCCGCCAGGGCCGTGGAAGCGCCGAGGATGTCCGTCACGGACTCCACGCCGAGATCGTCCACATGAGTAATCCCGTTGTGGACGATGGATTTGACGATCTCGACCGAATAGACCATGTCCGTGATCGTCTTCACGTACAGCTTTTCAAGCGGGTAGATGCGCTGCCCGGCCGTGGCATAGACGCCGACGGTCAGGCCCAAAATGCTGTATGCGTCATTCGCCACGGTCGCCAGCTCCAGGGATTCGCCCGCCCTCGCGTTGACCATCACTTTGCCGCTGATACCCCACGCGAGCACCAGCACAGGCTCCCCCGCGGTCGGATAGGCATTCACGGAGCTGTTGATTGCTGTCGCCACTTCAACGGCTGTTTTGCCGTTCCCGGAGAATGTGACCGTGTGGAAATTGCCAACCCCGACCTTGAGCTTGATGGCCTTGCCGTCCACATCGAACGTCTCGTCTTCGATCCCGAGCACCCAGCCGCCGGAATGGTCGAACGCCTCCACACCGCTGCCGTTGATCGTCCGCGTGGTCCTGGCCTTGGGAATCGTCACGGACTGCGGGGCAATGGTCTTGATCCGATACCCGTCCGGATACGCTGTGCCCCTGTTGACCTTGACCGTCAGGTTATCCGCGTCGAGGGGCAGGACCTCGATCTGGAAGGGCTCGGTAACGAATGGGCCGGAGACGTCGTATATTCTCTGCGCCACCCACTCCTCCAGCTCCGAATACATCTTCGGCAATGCAGCCAGCTTGGGTTGCCCGTCGATGAACGTGTGGACCAGTACGTCGTAGCCGTCAGTTACCCAGGCAAGATCGAGAACCAATCTATCCATGCCCTTGCTGCCGTACGTCGGGTAAGGCCGGCCTTCATCCGGGTTTCTGAGATACTGGTCATCCAGGTATGTAACAATGACGGGGGAAATCTTGAGGCCGACCTTTTCCGTGCCGGTCCCAATGAGCGTGACCGTCCCCTCCGGGACTTTCGGATAGTGCCCGTCGACATAGACTACGCCCGCCGTAATCTTCTTCACATTCGGCTCGGCCGTATCCTGGACCTGGCACCCGGAGATTATGTCACCGTTCCTATGCAGCACGTCTCCGACGTTCCGGATCGCTCCGTACGTCATGGCGAGCATGTCGGTGACTTCAGAACGCTGGTACCGACGGTTCTTGTTCGGCAGGAGGAATAACCAGTCCGGCCGGCCTGACGTATTCACGGTTGGGGGCTGTGCCGTCCCGAGGGCCTGGCCCTCGTCATAGAGATATTTTGCAGGTGGCGCCACAGAGCCCAACAGCAGAAAATCGGAGCCGCTCTTCTTGAAAAACCGGATAGATCTCGCGGCCGCAGGGATGGAATCCACCCCGAGCCGCACCCTGTTCGACGGGCTCACGGTTGCCGGGCCGTTCGTGACTATGAGGGCATCGCAGGGCGTCGTCTCACCCACCAGCGTGCTGAACGTGGCCCTATACTCGTAGGTGGTCGATCCGGGCGCACCCTCGACAATGCTCGGGAGCATCACGGGAGGGTTCAGGTTCTCGCCGTATCGCAGCCCGTATTGAAGCAGAATGTCATTTATAGCCATTGTTGAAACCCTCTAACCGCAGATGACGCAGATTGCGCAGACGTCGCCCCGGACGCGATCCGGGGCCCGGGACGGGCGGGTTTCAAACCCGCCCCTACATTCCCTACATTCCCTTCATCTGCGTTCATCTGTGCCATCTGTGGATTGTTTTCATTCCGCGACTCCATCAACGAGGCACGACCGCGTGCCCACGGTGATCGTCTCATCGTCCATGAACACGTCCTCACGGTCCATCGTGAGGTTTTCGCCGAATTCATGCGTCAGCCAAAACGCTGGCAGGGTGTAGAACAGCCATTTCTCCCCGGCCGGTTTGATCCGTGCGCACTCGGCTTGGAACGCTGCCATATCGCAGCCCGCATCCACGAACAGCAGGAACACGCCGTCGTGGAAGAAATCCTCGTCCTCGAAGAACGCAGCGTCCCCGCCCAGCTCCCCGAGCAGGTCCAGGGTCAGAATCTGTGAGGCCATGTCCACAACGACGAGCTTCGTGGCTCCGCACTCGAGCGCGATATCTGCCACACACTCGATAGTCCCTTTGTACGACCACCTGCGGATGGCGGATGCGATCTTGCGCCTGTTCCAATCGTAACTGCGGTCCGAACGCCAGACGTGCCCGACGATATCCGAGAGCAGCGCGACCCAGCGATCGGGACACCTGTTCACACTGCGGGTGTCGAGGATATCGCGGCCCTTGCCGTGGACACGGTCGAATGCCGCATCGAGCACCTGCGTGAACCGTTCCGCTATGCGGTCAAAGTCCAGCCTGTGCCAGATCTGCGGTAATCGTTTGAAGAATGGTGTTCGTGCCATGATCCCACGCCATTTTGGTAGGGGCGCTGCTTGCTGCGCCCGACCCTGTGCCGCCCCGATATCAGTTCCGTAGGATGCGGTGACCTACAGGAACCGCATCGTTCGAGATCGGACGGCCATTGATGCGGTTCCCACGCCGGGGCGTGGTCACCACATCCTACGTGCCGCCTGTCGTCGCCCCGTTGAAAAACGGGGCCCAGACAATCCGGACCCCGGCTTTCGCCGGGGAGGCGGGCGGGTTTCAAACCCGCCCCTACATAACGGCTATCGCTATCGTTCCCGGGCCGGGTATTTCACCCACGCCCGGTATTGTGTCCTCCCGCGGGGCATCGAATTCGATCCATGAGACGCCGGCCACGGCCGAAGCCGCCCGGTGTAATTCCGTGAAGGTCAGCCGTCCGCCGATGGTACGGTTCTCCGGGGCCAGGACGGTCTGGAGCGCCACGATTACGGCGGACCGGACGACTTCGGGGTCGTAACCGGCCAGGACGCCTATCCTGGCCGCGATATTGACAGGCAGGATTATGGCGTCCTTCAGGAGGTAACGCTCAGGCCAGTTCCCGAGATGTCCCCACTTCCCGAGTTCGGTCCACAGATAGTTTTTAAGGTAGCTCGACATGGGCCCGCCGCCGTCGGGCACGACGAACAGGACCACATGCATGTGGGGCCATTCGTCGCCGTAGTTGCGGTCAACGGCCTGGCAATGGAGCACACCGGGCTGATATTCCATCAACGCCCGGTAATCGCCGTCCGGGCCACACGTGACGGCCCTGCGCTGCGTCCGGGTCACAGCGGGTATCATCCTGCGCAGGGACGCAGTGGTCTCGGCCGCCGCACCGCCTGTCGCAGGTTCGATATTCGTGCATGTTATCAGGTCCCCGAACCCGTCCGGGACCGCGGTAATCATCGAGTGGCCGCAATTTCCCGATGTTTCGGCGCACTTCACATACCGGACGTGCACGGTCTGGTCCGTGGGCGGGCCCTGGCCCTGCACGCCGTCACCGAGCACCAGCCACACGCTGTCATCGTCCCCGTTCAACTCCAAAAAAAAGTGGCGATCCTGCGCGGAGCTTCGCCACGGATGATCCACTTCCAGCCAAGCCAGCGCAGGATCGCCATGCCACAACTCGGTGCAACGTGCGGCCACTCCCCGCGGGAGCGCATATTTGGGTTTTTTCGACCAGTCGATGACGTGGAAATCGGCCGCTTCCAGGTCCAACGTCACGGCCTCACCCTGGACTGCGTCCACTTCCGCAGACTCGATCCCGTCCTGGATGATGATCGCAGCCGCGGTCAGATACGTTAGACCGTCCGAACGGCTGAACGCCGAATATTTCGGGATGGAAATCGCTCCGGACACCCCCGACTTTCTGGTCAGCCGCAGCCGCGTGGATGCGGGCGACGCCAGGGTCGGCAGGTACCCGACGAGCATCCCGAGATCCACCAGATACTGTTTGAATTGCGCTGTGTTGATGAACCCGGAATTGAATATGTGATCGATGTACTGGTTGATCTGGTCGGTGTCACGCGCGCTCAGACGGATCTGCACTATGCCGGGGTCCGCATGATTCCAGTCCGTGTATTCGGGCAGCTCCACGCCCAATATCGCCAGGAGCCGTTCCACCTCGGCTGTGTAATCCCGGCCCGAAAAGTTTGTCGTCGGATCAGCCATTGTGATCGACCTCTGTAGGGGCGCCGCTTGCTGCGCCCTCATTCAGGGCGGGTTTCAAACCCGCCCCTACCATTACCACGGGCAATTCACCCGTAAACCGGCTCCCTACGATCAGCGCCCAGGCCTCTTTGATGAGATAATTGGCGTTGTGCAAACACCGCAGCGTCTCGTTGACGTCCTCTTCGCTGTGCGCCCGGCCGAGAGCCCGGACTGCGCATTCGATTCGATTCTGTGCCGTTTCGCGGTCGGTCATTTTCAAACCTCATCCGCAGATTGCACAGATGTCACAGACGTCGCCCCGGACTTGATCCGGGGCCCAGGACGGGCGGGTTTCAAACCCGCCCCTACATCTGCCATCGTTTCATCTGCGGCCATCTGCGTCATCTGTGGATTCATCCGTGTTCTCTGCGTCCTCTGCGACATCTGCGGTTTCTCCCTCTTTACGCCGCTATCTCCATCAGCAGCCGTGTTCTCGAGGGCACCCGGAGCAACGTGCCCGGTTCCGGATCGCCGCACGTCTCCATTTTGTCGCTGGATTCCCCTCGTTCCGCCGCATCCTGGATGTAGTAGTCCGTTACGACCCACCAAAACCGGATATCCCCGTAGAGCTTATGGCTGACGAGCAGCCAGGTATCGCCATAGACCGTCTCGTAGAACTGATCGTCTGCGGAGAATGGCGCGGGCCGCATCTTCCGGGGCCGGATGTATTGCACGTCGCCGTCGGTGTAGACTCGTGCGCCGTAGTAACGGCTGGCCCAGTCGTGGCCGGCTGCGTCCGGATCGCCGAGCGGATATTCCTGCGCACGGGCCTGCCGCGGAGTGACGAACGGCGCCACCAGGTTGCCCGGAACCTGCGACTTGATGAACTCCACTTTGAGCCGGACGGGCGCTTGCCCCTCATCGATGCCTTCGGGCGTCTGACGCCATTCGACGCCCTCGGGGACGGGTATGCGGGCCCGTTTCTCCCAGCGCTCCGTGGCCTGTTCGACCCATGTCTCGAATTCCTGGCACGAGGCCCAGTTGTTCGGGTCGAAGAGCACATAATGGAGCCGCGATCCGAACTCGGGCAGAGTGTCGTGCTCACCCTGATCGCAGAGCAGGAGGTGCGTCATGTCCTCTGCGATATGGTTCCCGCGGTCTCCGGGATCGCCGGGCCGGATCGAGTACCGGTCAGCGACATATTCGAGCGCGATGGACACGTCATCGGCTCGGCCTTCCGTCATTTTGAGGCCGCCCGTGGCCGGGTCGAGCCGGAGCGGGAAGGCTATCCCCCGACCGAAGAATGGCGCTGTCAAGATCATGCGAAAACCTCTAACCGCAGATTTCGCAGATGACACAGATGAAATCCCATATTCCCGTCGTCCCGGACTCGATCCGGGACCCAGACTCGGGCGGGTTTCAAACCCGCCCCTACATTCGTTTCATCTGCGGCCATCTGCGTCATCTGTGGATTCATCCGTGTTCCCTTACTCGCTCAGCTCCTTGAATTCCGCGCCGAGGCCCGCCAGCATGGCCTGGATCGCGTCTTCGACGGGCACTTTCTTCGCGGCTTCCTTTACGATCTGCCGTGTGACTCGGATGTGGCCCTTTTCGCCCAGGATTTGGATCTGCACGTCGCCTGCGGTGACGTATGCGTTGTCCTTTTGGGAATCCAGCACGAGCGACGGGCCGATCTGTCCGGGTCCTTTGGTTGCGAATACGGCCACCATGCCGCGGCCGTCCGTGGCGAATTGGATTATCCCCTGTCCGATGAGGTCCAGGAGGCCCATGAGCATGGAGCCGTCCCGCAATATCTCGCTCGGCTTCTTCGCGGTGCCCGTCACAACCAGCTTCGTGCCGCGGCGCTCGCCTTTCCGGGGCTTGGACTCTTCGCCCTCCTTCTCCTCTTCGTCCTGCTTCTTGCCCGGAGCGGAAACGAACAGACCCGAACCGGTCCAGTCCACCAGGAACATTTTTTCCTTTTTGCCGCGTGAATCGAAGAAGAGGGTATGCCCGGATTCGGTCTTCACTATGTTCAGCCGGGTGCGCTCACGCGGCTTCTCCTTGCCGCCGATCTTCTTAGCCTCTTCAGGTGTGAGCTGCGTGCCGGCTTCGGGCTTCTCCTGGCATGGCGGCCCTGGGATCACGAAATATGCGAACGGATCGCCTGTCAGATATCCCACGCCGACGATCTGTCCATGTTGCAGCGGCCACCAGATGCCTTCATCTCCATCGCCGGAGTTGTTCGAGCCGATTGGGTTTGCAAAGACCTCGGCCCACGGCGTCCAATTCTTCTTGCCCTTGCCGAGCAGACCAGGGCATTCCACCCGGACACGGCCGCGTCCCTCCGGGTCTTTGACGTCCTTGACCACACCCAGGTGGAAGGTGCACTGCTGGTTGATCAGATAAGGCGTGACAGGATACGAGAGGGCATTGTCGGCCATTATTGCCCGCCTCCTGTGCCGCCCTTGTCGCTGTCATCCTTGGCCACTATTGCCTCGGCCCGCTTCCGGAGATCCACGGTGTCGATCTGCCCCTGACCCGACTCGCCGCCGCCCCTGCGATCCTGGGGGTTGACACTGAGCCAGAACCCGATGACCGGTTTCCCCTTGCCGTAGTTGTATGTGAACGATCTCTGTGGTGTTTGATCCACCTTGCGGGGGCCCATATAGATCTTGTTGTTGTCGTAGATTTCCGCGTACTGCACCAGCGGCTGACCCTTGTTTTCACCTTTGCCCGTGCCGCTCCGGATTAAGTCCGCCTCCGTGTGATATCCGTCGCCGGGCGTCCATCGCTGTTCGACCTTCTTTGCGTAGTAGTTCCCGGATGACACCGGACCCACGCCCAGAATTTGCACCGTGGCCTTGGCCCTCAGTCCCGGCTCGCCGATGATTTCCAGTCTGGCCGTTACCGGTTCGCCCTCCGCAGCCTGGTGGTCGTTGTATTCCCGGCCCTCGTCCAGCCGTTCTCCATCCTTCTGATGAAAGGGAATATTCCCCGCGCCGGATCGCGCCAGGCCCAGCCCCACCTCTCCATTGAATTTCGCGACCTTTTTCTGTTCGCCCTTGATTGGGCTCTTGCCGCCCTTCTTCGATGAGCCCTCCCCGTCGCGCTTGCACGCTTTGCGGCAGGTGTCCGCAGCCTGCTGTTTGGTCATGTTTGGTATGGGGATGGGCGTCTTCTCGAACTTGGGCGACTTCATGTTCGGGTCGGTCTGCAGGCCCTCGCTCTCAACGATTTTCTGAGCCGCCTCCGTGAGGTCCATGTCCTCGTCGAAGTTCCCCTTCATCTTGCCGCGGTTGAGCTTTTCCTGCGGGTCGTAGCCGGTATAGGTCACCGTCAGATTGCCGTCCGTCGGGTAAGCCTCGCCGAACGGCTGGATCGGGAATTCGATCTTGCCGGACATGCTGCCCTGATACCCGAACCGCAGAGCAATAGTGTCACCGGTGACGGCCAGGCCGCTGTTCACCATGTCGGGATTCGCGAGTGTTGCGGTCAGCGAAGACATGCCCTCCTCATCGTCCACCACTATCAATTCCTGGCAGTATTTGGTGACGTCCTTGCCGCCCACGGTCAGAATGAAATCAGGATCAAACGCCATGTGCCCTCGTCAACGAGCCCCGTCGCCCCGTTGGAAAACGGGGCCCAGACTGGGTTCCTGCTTCCGCAGGAACGACGAGAATTTTCCATCTGCGTCCACCTGCGACATCTGCGGATCATGTCTCCCGCCATTTCCACAGCGTCACGCTCACGTGCGCCTCCAGAGGCTGCAAGTCCGTCGTGAACCGAGGGCCCACAATGGGCCTGACTTCAACGACGACGCATTTTTCCCGTATGGGCCCGAATATGAGCTGCACCCTCGGCGGCCTATTCACGCCCTGGCCGCGGGCCACCGGCTTTGTGAGCTTCACCAGAGCATCAACCTGGCTCTTCACAAAGCCCGGCGATTTGTCCTGGCCCGAAATGTCCAGATCGAGCCGTATTTCCGGCACGTCTCCGCACGCAAACTGGAGGAACGGCTGCTCGCCGCCCGCGCACTTGAGTTGCGCATATTCGGCTCGTCCGCCGGGCCCCTCGACCGTCTTCGGATTCCACTGGAATTGGATGGACCCGCCGCCGCCATCGAGGGGTATGATCTGTCCGCGTGTGAAGGGTCTCATTTCACCCCATACCCTAACGCATTCTCGCCGTACCCGTCGCCATGCCGCGCAGCCTCGGCCTTTATGCCCCGCTGGGTTATTTTCAGGATCTCCCGGCCGTCCACCTCACCTCGAACGTTTATATTGACCGCGATATCGTCCAGCTTTTCCCGAATCGCCCGAGCTATCTCGTCAACCTCCGACAGGAAGCCTCGGCTCGGTTGGCCCACGGGCCGCGCAATCGGCTCCCGCATCCGACCTACAGGCACTAATGAGCCCGGCCTTACGGCAGACGGGTCAAGCGGCCCCCCTGCCGTTGCCGTCGCAGCCGCCCGCTGCCGTGCAGCTTCTTCGTGTGGTATGGCCGGCTCGAATGGGTTCTTGGTGAAGACGTCCTTCATGAACGACCAGAACGGCTTCTCGTCTGCAGCCGCACCCTTCACCAGAGGGTCGAGGATCTTGCCTCCTACGAGGTCTCTGAATGCACCCACCAATTTGGCCGTGAGTGCGGCTGCATCCGCCAGAAACGATGCTATTGCCCCGACGTCCCGGACAAGCTGAGCAAGGTCCGTCCCTGCCATCCTGCCCAATTCGGCGCTCCATTCCCGCAATGACTCAATATCCCCGCCCTCGATCAGGTTCCAAAACTTCTCCACATAGCCCACCAGCGACGGGAACCCGTCCATACCGGCGGAAAACGCATCGGAAAATCCCTTGGCGAATGCGGCCAAGCTGGAATGCAATGCAGGCAACTTGCCCTCGACCCAATCCGAAATGGTCATCAAACGCCGACCGAGCCACTTAATTGTGCCTATGGCCAGAGGCTCGAAGACCTTGGCGAGCTTCCTGCTTGCGCCCTGCCACAACTGTCCGAGGATCTCGCTGGCCGGACCCACACCCTTGGACATTTCCTTTTCCACCACGTCCCTGACATCGCCGAATGTCTTCGATCCGACCACCGTCGTCAGGTCTCCCATAGACTTGCGCTTGGAGATCAGCGTCAACAGAGCATTGACAGGCTCCTCGCCGAAGGCCTTGCTCATGGCATCCTTGTAGTCGACCCCTTTCGCCTTCAATCGCTCGATGGCCCCGGCCAATTGATCGAGCCATTGGTTCGGGTCCTTCTTGAACAGCTCCGCGCCTTTCATCCCATGCTGCTCTGCCACCAGTTCGGCGAGTTCCTTCTTCTGCTTTTTGGACAGTCGGCTGCTGATGGCTTCCGCATCGATGGCATCCTGTTGGGCAGCCGCCATCAGCTCCCCGAAACCCTTGCGCTCCTTGATTGCAAATTGCTTCATAGCATTGCCCGCGGCCTCGCCGGACATGCCGCCGGAAACCAGGCTTCCCCACCATGTGGCCATTTGCTCGGGCGTCCAGCCCGATTCATACAGCATGGCCAGAGAATGTTTTGCCGCAGCCGCAAGTTCCGGGCCGGTCGTCTTGAATAGTTTCACGGCTTGATAGATCGCCGAGCTCCATGATTCCGCGAACTTCTGCGCACCCACGGATCTGGCGCTCTCTGAGGCGGCGCCCCAGAAGCTCCCGAAGAGTTTCGTTGCCTCATCCGCGGTCATCCTCGTAGCCTTGGCCGTATACAACGCTATGTCGTTGATCAGGGTCTGTTCGCCTATCTTCAGGTCCGAAAACGCGCTCACCGTGTCATACAGCGCCTTGATATACGCAGGGCCGGTCACGCCCGCGATTTTCCGCCCGAGCTTCTCGGCCGCCTTCTCCGCGACCTCAATTGCCGCATCATCCAGCCCGAGCGCCCGGAGATTCGCCTCCTCGTTCGTGATTTCCACACGGGACTTGGCCATCACCATGTCCATCGCCGCACGCGCGGCCCGAAACGCAACCACCCCGGCGGTGATCCTGGCCGCCCATGCGCCGACCGAGTTTCCCATCGACGTGGTCGCAGCCTTCCCGTGCCGGTCCACATCCTTGTTGAACTTGCCCCACTGGTCGGACAACCTCTGCATCTCGTTGCGAGCTGCGCCCCCGCCCTGGAACTGAAACATTACGCCCAGGTTCGCGAGCATCATGCACCCCGCTTCGAGTCATCGAATTCACGCTGCTTGTCGAAGAGGACCAACATCCGTTCCCTCAATTCAATCGGCCAGCCCATGACTTCTGTTACGCTCTGGTGCAGGTGATAGGCCAAATTGAACACCGCCTGGCTGTTGTCCACGGCATGGAAGAATAGATTCCAGTCCGTGCGGCCGAGCCATACCGCCATATTGGCCAGCGTCAGCCCGACCTCAGCCCCGGCGCCAAAAACGAAGGGTCCAGCAATAGATCCCTCACTACGGCCACCCCCCGGTCATCCGTGAACCTCACCCGCGTATCCAATCCGCAACGCTTGGACTCCATGTCCTTACGGAGAGCAATATGATCGATCATCGGCCACGACTGCACATCTGCCAGTTTCGCGGGCGCCCCGTCCACTCTGCGAATGGCCCTGAATTCAAGGCGGCCCAGGCTGAAATCATCGAGGTTCAATTCCTCGATTTCCTGCTTGCCCGTGAGATACCCGTAGTCCACCACATGGCCTGTGCGAGGCAGCGTGAATGTGAATTCCGGATCGGGCCCGCAAGCCCCCTCGGGCAGCGGCACAAGATCCAAATTGGTCAGATCGTATTCATATCCTGCATTCCCGCCGCGGCCGGCCGCTCCACTGAGACGCAGAATGTCGCCATACGTCAACCGGTAGATCTCGATGGCCAGAAAGTGCTGGTCGGGTAAGACCAGATTCAGGATATCGGCCTCGGTGACCGGTTCCTTGTCTCCCATCCTCACGGTCAAGTAGGCCCAATAACCCGGCAGCGCAAAATGGATGCGTTCCAACCCTTTCCTGAAGAGGAGGTCCTCCGCGTGCGAGTCCGCCTCCCGTATCACCGCCTCCAAACCGCTCACCGGCAGCGTGATTGTCTTTTTCAGGTATTCCATCATTTCCCCTCGAATGGTCTGATATTTGCCGCAGCCGCGCCTATCCGCGCGGACCAGTCGTTGACTATCCAGGCCGCGGCCTTGGACTTGCGCTGGACGAATGTCGCCCGCTCCACCGGGTCCTCCGGGTTCACCAGCGTGACTTCGACCGTCTCACCGGCCACCGTCACCTGCGCCGCGGCGAACATGTCCGCGGCCGCCGCTTCCGGCGTCCCTTCCTTGCTTCGTTTCATGAGCGCCTCCTCCCTCTCCCTCGGGGAGAGGGCTGGGTGAGGGTTGTCGGGCGGGTCTGAAACCCGCCGGCATTACTTTAGTTGGAGCTTGTAGTCGTTGCAGCGCATCTTCACCTTGACTTGGACCATCTTCTTCTTGTCGCTGGTCTCGAAGTCGTCAAAATCCGGCTCCTCCGGCCAACAATCCTGGATCTCCCAGACCATACTCGGAGCCTTGTTCGGGCCCAGGAGCGTCAGGGTCGCGTCCTTATAATAGATGGAGGTGTCCCCGGTATCCGCATCCGCTGATCGTTGCTCCCAGTATCCCCGCTCCGGCCCTGCAGCAGGGAAGACGCAGGTCAGCTCGTATTCCAGCGCCTTCTGGCCGCCGGCCTGCTGGGCCGGGACGGTTTGCCCCCCGCCACTCAGCTCTACGACCTCACGCGACCGCTTCGGCGGCTTCGCCTTGATCACGCAATATGCGCTGAAACCGGTCTCCTCATATCGGAAGTTCGCAGCCAGCAACGCATTCTTGACGGTCTTCGCCTCGGTTATTGCCATTTCGCTTCCTCCTGAAGGCGCAGTCCCGCGTTCTGCGCGGGATGCCCCTGCCGGTGATCGTGATACGCCACTCCGCAGTTGGTGCCCGGCGCCGGCCGGATCGTTCCCCTCGAGACTCCCGTTTGTGTCACCATCAGCGAATTGTCGATATTTCGTATGCGCATCGTGCCACCCCTAGAATCATGGGAGTTTTTGGGGAGAGGTCCGGGGAGGGTGTTTTTGCAAAAACATCCTCCCCGGTTCCTTCTTTCCTTCTTACGCGGCCTGGGCCAGCCAGCCCGGCAGCGCATACATATCCGTGTAGTTGACAAATGGCTCTCCGGTCCTCATCACTCCCATCTCGATGACGAAATAGAAGATCTGCCGAACCGGCTGTATGAGCATCCTGCACCGGTAGATCCCCCAATCGATGTCCGGGCCGGTATTCAAAACAGCGCCCTTCAGCTCGCCTTCCGCGGTGAAGTACGCATCCTGGTCACACACCAGCGCAAACCCGTAGATCGCGCCCTTCTGGAGGTCCCGACGCAATATCGGGTTCAAGGTGCGGTACACCTCACGCCAGGTCACAGGATGATTCGGGTCGTTGATGAAGCTCAACCCGATGGGATAGAACATCCACTGGTACTCTTTGACCTTCCGCACTACCGGCACTTCCCGAAGCGCGGACATCCTCCTCGAGAGCGTCTGACCTCCCCAGTTGTAAGCGCCCTCCATGCCGCGGGTCTCGATGCTCGTCCGCAGGATTCGGCCGTTGTTGATCTGATACTCGAAGAGCAGGTCCGCAGCCGCGGAATTCTCCGCAGGGTTGCGATCTATCCCAAGGACGCCCTTGGCGCTCCCCCGCTTGATTCCGAACGGCGATACGTGGCGGCCCTGACCGATGTCCGTCTTGCAGATCGAGCCTGCAAGATCCGCGAGAGCGCTCAATTCCACCCGCTCGTTGTTCCGGGTGTCGAATTTCTCGAATCGGCCGGCCACCAACGCCGAATCATGCACGTTGAATGCTGCGTGCTGATACCCGTGATCCGGATCGCCCATACGCCACGCGACAGTCTCGGTTTCATCCGTGCCCGGCGGCGTCGCGCTCCACCCGAACCGGCCCTTGCGGCCCTGGATGAACTCGTGCATGCCGGTGGTCACCACCGCTGAGGTTGTCCCGAACAGGAATATGTCGATAAACGGCATCTGCCAGTGGTCCGTGCAATACAGGCCCGTCTGGCCGTTTGGGTCTCCGAGCCAGTCCGCATCGGTGAGCACCAGGGTCCCGTCATCTCCCTCCGCCAGCACATGGCCGGTATCGCAGATTGCGGGCCAGTCCGCAGGTGCGGCATTGGGCTCGTCCACTCCGTCGATGATGCGGCCGTAATCGCTGTGCGAATTGATGTAGTTCTTCCAGTGCCGCGGATCGTTGATATCGTTCACCAGGTCCCGGAAATACTCCTCGGGCCTGTCGGGGACCGTGATCCGCACATTCATCGCGGTGCCCGGATTCAGCTTGGAATCATAGAAATAGATCTTCGCTCCGTTTGCATACGAACCCGGACCGATCATCTGGAATTTCCATGGGTGCTTTACCGACCCAGCAGTCCCGGAATGGACCTCCGTGTCGAACTCGAACGCATCCAGCGCAGTCGATCCGGCTTTCGCCTGGATAGACGAACTGACGCCTGTAGTCGAAGACCGGATCGTCAATCTGCCGCCTGAACCGCTCGCCGTCGCAAGCAGCAGGGTTGCCGCGATTTGAGCCGCCGCTTCCGCCGACGTCAGCGAGAACTGGCCCGGCTCGCCATGAGCCGCAATCAGTCTGAACGATTGGTCCGCGCCTCCGTTCACCGAGAGCACCAGAAGATCGGTGCCGACGGTGTGCGCATAGACCTGTTCGACGATGCCCAGCGCCGAGCACGCGTCGTTGGTCACTGCCATGAATTCCACATCATGCGCCGGGTCAATCACTTCGATGTAGACCTTATTGCCGATGACGGTGGCGTTCACGCCCGTGGTCTGAGCATTGATGTCATCGCAGATCTGCTGTGCAGTCCGGGTGCCGGACGCGAGCGTGATCGTCTGTTCCGCGCCCCAGGCCCCGACGACTCCGACCCGCAATTTGAGCTTGTCGTTGGAATCGACGACGATGAGATACGGCCCCAGCTCGGTTCCCGTGACCCGGCCGGAAAGCGCCTTTTGGAACGTGAACGGACCTGCCTTGCTGAGCACGTAGCCTGCGGTGTCCACGCCGCCGCGATCGGGAAGAGCCACGAACGCAGGCAGTATGTCCAGCGTGCTGCGATCTCCGGTATCGGTGCAGTGGCCGATACGGTGAAATACGATGTTGGCCCCGTTCTGCATGGCTTCGATGCAGTGGAGCACGTCGCGGGTCCACCGGGCCTGGTTGCCGTAGGTCTGCGTGAAAGCCTCGATGTTGTTCGACGAAAACGCCTTACCGACCCACATGGGGCCGCTCTCGGCCTGGCCGACAACCCCGACATAAGAGAGAATCAGCGGCTCGGGGGTGACCGATAGATCGAACAGCGGAAATAGGACTCTCGGATCGCCTGCATAACTCATGCGCTCTCACCTCCCGGCACGGGCTCGAATGCAATCCGGCCCTGTTTCTCCCATTTGAAGAGCAGCGGTGTCCGCTCTTTCTTCAGGACCGGCTTGCTGCGGTGGATATTCAGCCCGCGCACCCTGGGCCCCAGCGGCACGTTTATGCCGCTGCGCAAGGCACAATCGAGCGGGTCCTTCGTGAGGTTCACCAGAATGCAGTAATCGCCGTCCGGCGGCCCCGTGGGCGCTGCCTCCGCAGTCGATGATTCCCCTCCCTCGGCGGGAGGGGTAAGGGGAGGGGGATTCCCGTCCACGGCCGGAATGTCCTCCGCCACCGGCCCCGGATCTTCGTTTTTCTTCTTTCCGGCCATGTTGTGCTCCTTTTCGTGGGGCAGGCTGGAAAACCTGCCGTCTCCCCGGCGAAAGCCGGGGTCCAGTGTTTCCTGACTTTCTCTGGGCCCCGTTTTTCAACGGGGCGACGGGCGGGTTTCAAACCCGCCCCTACATCTCGTCCCATTCCATCTGCACGTCCCTGATGGACGGTTTGGTCCATTCCTCGGGCCGTTCGACCCACACGTTCGACGCCTCGTATCGCTGGATGAACCTGAAGATCGGTATCGATCCGTCGTCTTCATCGAGCCGGATCGGAGGCCCTTCGGGCAGGATCTGCACGCCCGCATCCTGGATGACCACCTCGTAGGGCGGGGGCAGAGCCGCATTCATGGCCCAGACGAACCGGTCGGCCTGGGCTTTCTCAGTCGCTTGCAGCTCGATCTGCACGGGCACGATCATCGGCGTCGGGCACGGCTTCCACGACCATGATGCCGGGCCGGTGACCTCGGTTCCGGGAGCGCCTCCCATGCCCGGGACCAGGATGGTCTGTTCTTCTTCCGAGGGCGTGAACACCTCGATATGCGGACGGGTCCGGGGCATGTCCACATACGGCAGTATGTGATAGAGCAGCACACCGCACGGATAGACGGTCTCGCCTTTCGTCCGGTCGTCGCCGGGGCCGTAGACCGTGATGGGCTCGCCGTCCAGGGTGATCCTGGCGAGACGTCCGAGGATATGTGCTTCCAATGCTGCGATCATTTCTTGAACGCCCGTTCCACCGCATCTTCGTAGTTCGTGACCATCTTCGGGGCACACTCCTGTAAGGAGGGCCGCACGAAGGGCCTCGGCGGGACACGGCCGTCCCGTGATCCGAATTCCATGATCCAGCCGATGTCATAGCCATGCTTGGGCTCGCGGCGCAGAACCGTGACGACGCCCTGATCCCAATTGACGCTCTGGTATCGGATGTTCCCCATCAGGGTGCCGGTGCGGATGAGCTTCTTCTCGGAATAGCCCTGCCGGACCTTCGCTGCCAGATATGCCGGACTGAGCTCGGGGCCGCTCATCTTTTGATCTTCGATCCGCTTCACGATGGCCCCTTCCAACAGCTTCCCGTTCTTGTCGGTGGCCTTCTTGACTTGGCTCTTGAATCGATCCCCGAGACCGGAGAGCATCCGTTCGATTTTTTTCCAGTCGCCTGTTTTTTGGAATGCGGCCATGTTGAGATCCGTTCGAGAATGCGTTCAAAAACGTTCAATTTCGTTCAACACGATCCGAGCCGTGTGAGTGTCCCAGCCGCCGACCGTTACGCCCGTCCGTGGGGCTCTCCGTTGTTTGGAATTCCCCGCCCGATTTCGTATCGCGACCGATGCGGTTCGCTCCGCTCACCACATCCTACGGTCCCACATCGAACCCTATCTCCCCGCTCTGCGCGGCCTTCCGTTCCGTGGCCCTCCGCAACCGCACGGTCACCACGTTCTGAATGCCCGCAATCGGGACCTGGTGCGCCAGGATGGGCTTGTCCTTGGCGAAATCGTATCGATAGCCGTCCAGCGTGAAGTGGCCCGAGACCTGCAACGTCACGCCTGCGGCTTCGAGGTCTGCCGTTAGGAACGTCAGCTTTTCCAGTTCGATGAGCCGCATGCCGGATGGACCTATCAAGAGGCCCTCGTTGTCCGAGGTGTCCACGTCCTCCCGCATGCCGATCAGCTCATGCTCTTCGCCTTCCGGGTCCGTGTAGGTCGCGGGATCGCCGGCCATGAACCGGAAGCCCCGTTCCAGGGCCGCCTCGACTCGTTGTTTCTGATCGTCCCTCATCAGGATTCCTCACGGAGACATCCACAGATTACGCAGAATGCACAGACATCCGCAGATTACTCAGATGGCCGCCGATAACGGAATTGTCGGGAAGGGGGAACCCTGTATTCCATCTGTGTCAATCTGCGTAATCTGTGGATACATCTGCGGATAGCCTCCTACCAGCTTTCCACGCCAGTCCAGGGGCTGGGCTTCCGGTCCGTCTCCACATCCGCAGGATCCGTCTGTTTCGCTGCGGCCTTCACCTGGCTGTTCAGTTCGGTCTGCAAAGCCTTCAGGAACTCCACCGCGTTCTGGAACTCGGTCTCAGCGGGCCCGCCCTTCACCCGTTGGATCTCCTGGGCGAATTTGGCCAGAAGCCTGGGAATGAGCCCCTTGGTGGCCAGGATCGAAATATACACCCTCTGCTGGTCGGTCAGGCCCGCAGCGATCCACCCTTGCAGAGCGATCTGAGCCTCGACCTGCCTCGGGATTGCGGCCTCGATGGTCGGATCGAGCCCGAGCACCGGCTCGAACTGATCCTTGACGAGCTGCACCATATCCACTGCCATTAACGATCTCCTCCCTCTCCCTCTGGGAGAGGGTCGGGGTGAGGGTTGCCGGCGGCTTCTGCGTCATCTGCGGATCTCTTCATCTCCGCCAGCGCCAGCCGCGTGGCCAGCTCCGTCTTGCTCTCCCGCCCGTTGAAATCCAAACCCTTGATCACCATCATCTCGCACAGATCCCGGTGTGTGCAGTTGGATTTCAGCTCATGGATGCGGGCGGCAAGGGTTGCCATCTCAGTCTCCGTCATGAGGTCTTGACCTTTTTGGGTCTTCGAGGACGGGCGGGTTTCAAACCCGCCCCTACGGTATCCGTCACGGCCGCTGCGTCGGTATCCGGTTTTGCGGTGTCCCCTTCCGGCGGGCAGACACCCGGGTCTGCCCCTACGGCGTCTTCCACCTTATCTGAGACATCTGCGTTATCTGCGGTTGCTCCCTCCGGCGGATCGCATCGCACCAACTGCCCGAACTTCAGCGCTTGCCGTGTCAGCTTGCCGATGGGCTCGGTCAGCTCCTCCACGTCATCGCAGCTCACGCCGAACTTCGTCTCAAAATCGAAGAACGATCCCTGCGGGTTGGCGAGTTTCACATAGTCAGCCATCATTCACCTCGTCGCCCCGTTGGAAGACGGGGCCCAGGTCTGTAGGGGCAGGTTTGAAACCTGCCCGTCTTCAGGCGGCGTAGGGACGTAGGATGTGGTGAGCGGAGCGAACCGCATCGCTGGCCGTCCGATCGCGACCGATGCGGTTCCCCCGCCGGAGCGTGGTCACCGCATCCTACTTCCTACGCAGCGACCTTCTCCCAATCTGCGGGGAACCCGTACGCGCTGAACAATTTACTCATGTCGATAACGATCCGGGCCCGCTTGTTGACGTTCTCGTAGCCGGTGATCTGTCCGACGGTCACAGCGTTCACCCAGCGTTCCGGATACCGGGCGTCATCGACTTGCAGCGGCATGAACACCAACTGACGGGTAGCCCGCCGCGTGTTCACCAGCATGATCTTGCCGTCGCCCATCCTGCGGCTGATGATGTGCAGGACCTCTGCGGGCTGAATGTCATTCACGGGCTTCAGAGTTACCCTCGTCCCGCCCGTGCCCTGTTGGTCTCTGAATTCCTGGATCTTCCGGACGATCTTCGCGGTGGCGCGGTTCGTCACCATTGTGAACCACTGCTGATTGATGTCCGCGCCGAAGATCCAGACATTGTCCAAATCGTCAAAGACTATCGTGCTGACAGTCTCGACGCCGACCACCTGCGCCTCGTCGCCGCCGGACCGCTGATCTCCGTTGAGCTGCGCATCCACCACGGCGTCATTCTCCTGCGCGATAATCGTCTCGTAGACCTCCCGCAGATACGGACTCAGGAGGTTGATCGGGCACGATTTGACGACTTCGTCGGACAGCTCGACAGTGCGGCCCTTCTTGGTGCACCGCACACCACGTTCCGCCGTGGTAATCTTAGCCAACGGGAAGGTCTCGGCCTCAGCCGTCTCGGCCGGCCCCGCGTCCTTGAATGTGATCTTCGGCGTAGTCGCGGTCATGGCTGAGACAGGCTCATCCGTGGCCAGGCAGAGCTGCTTGTACCAGGGAGTGACACCACCGTCCTCCTGCAAGCCCCCGATAGCCGCATCCCGGATCAGCCTGTCTCAGC